TATTAGGACTCGTGCCCAACGACAGCCAATTTGTTCCACCATCTGTAGAATATTCAAAAAAAGATCCATTAGCTGCTGTTGTGTGGTTAGCGACTATGGTATCGCTTAAATCTCTAACGGTGTGTCTAAGATTTGGCACAGATCCTGTATAGGCTTTTTTAAGTCTATATGCAACTTGGTTTGTTGCAGGATTTGTATCGTCATGGGTGTATTCCCAGTTATTAGATATAGAATTAATATCGTCATAGCCTAAAATAAAATCATAGATTTGAGCTGGAATAGATGTGTCTAACCCTAGTGTGTCAAACAAGATTTTAAATTGAACTTGATTCCCTGAAGCAAATGCTGAAATATCTTCAGAAAACGGTAAGGCTATCCATCCACCAGAAACAGATACAAATCCTGAAGTTCTATAATAAACTTCTAAACTTCCAGTAAATTCAAAAAGTTTATCTAAACTTGTGATAAATTTGTAAATGCTTGATGGCGTGTCTAAAACTTTTGTCACAATAAATGAATGATCAAATCGTGCATCGCTTCTTAAGTCAGCAAGATAAACACCTCTTTGTCCAAAAACGTTTGATATACCTAAAGTGGCAAGCCATCCTTGTTCTAAATCAATACCTTGAATATTAGTCATTTGATATTCAACGACTTCATTTGCGAATCCTTCAAAATATTTATTGTTATTTCCACCAAAAATAGCATCAATAGAATTATTTACAACTTGTTTCATAACAAATATGTTTGACTGAGTCGTGTAAATTGCTTTATCTAAAACCGTAGACCATGCAGCAAACGTTGCAGTAGGAGCTAATATTTGATTTGGTGTTCCAAGAAGATTTGACGTGACTAAGCTAGGCCAAGCAGTTACGCCGGATGTAAGCTCAGAAATTTGACCAAGATATAAATTTGATGAAGTTGCAAAAAATACACAATTTTGTCCAGAATTTGAAGTATGTCCAGGAACTGCAAAATCTTCACTATCATTTACTAATAATGTTCCGGTAAGTGCTGGTAAATTTCCAGTTTTAAATAGCCAGTTAGAACCAGTTGTTCCAAAAGCACGACCTATTTGTCCAGCAGAAATATCAGTAGTAAAATTTAATACTGCACCGCCAGATGTTGTAGAAATTTGATAGCTAACACCAGGAACATTATTTCTTACAAAATAAACCGTTCCAGCAGTAATACCGGCACCGCCAGTTATTGATGTAAAAACAATTGGGTCATTGTCTAAAAATGTATGGCCTGAGTGTGAAATAACGTCAGTAGCCGCAACTCCGGTAACAGCAGCAGTGGAGTAAGTTGGAGTAGCCAGTGCATCGTAAACATAATATTGATGTACAGCTGCCGTACCATTATGTGCATATATTCGATTTTGAACTCTATCTAAAACTGCTCCAGCGGAAGCAATTTGAAGTTGTCCAACGCCAATTGCAGAAGGATCTTGCAAGAAATACACAGCCTTTTGGTTATTTCCTGTGGCAAATGGGATTGTTGGAAAGCCAATTGGTACGAAATCAGAAAGATTAATGTTGTTTACTAAAAAAGTTCCACCGTTGATAAGAACAGAACCAGCACTTACTAAAAATAATTTCCAGCCAGTAGTTCCAGTGTCAATTACTTTAAATCCTCGATATGTATGGGTTGTCGCAGCATTATCTGCAATGTTAAACTGAATCCTTCCAACAAAAGCTACAGCTCCAGTATTAAAATCAACTGTGTGTAAATAACATTGAATAAGTCCAGTATTTTCTGTGTTAAGTGTAAAAATTCGACCATTCTCAGACATAAAAACACTAGTGGCTGCTTGACCACCATTGTCAGTAATAATATCGACAAACTTATTTAACGATGGCCCAAGAACCTGTTTTCCACCTATAAGTTTTTGTGAGATCCTACCTTGAATTGTAGTCCTAGTTTGGTCATATGTATTACCAACCGAAGCTAAAAGGTCTGCGTTTATAAATTTCATTCAAATCTCCTTAAATAATAACCCAAGTTATAGAGTCTCTTCTATATTTATTTCCAACCAAAGTGTATGCTATGTTTTTACGAGCCGTAACGCCGGAAAATGTAGGGCTTGTGTAGTCTATGTTTACAACTCTTTGATTTTTTGTTCCAAAATCAGCATAAGCAATTTGCTGATCCCTATCATGAGAAGAAAGTATTTGTTGAACTATATTGTTAACGTAGCCAAACTTAGATCCAGTTTTAGTTCCATCAATACTACCAACAAGCTGAACGTTATCAGGCTGAGATCCAGTAAAAGCTTCTAAGTTTACTTCTATTGGTGATTGATCTGAAGCAAAAGTTACAGGCATTGAATTTGCCATTGAGGTTTGCCCAAGAGCAGCTGGTATGCCATTATCAATAGAAACAAGGCCTGCAATTATTGTAGTTAAAAGAGCATGAGTGTCTGGGTCAGACACTGTAATCCCACCAGTTGTCAATGCATCCAAAATAGAAACTAAAGAGGCTCGTGAGGCAGAGTCTATAACATTAAGCTCACCTATAGAATTTATCTTGGCTTCATTGGTTCCATCGCCTATTCTGATAGAATCTGCAGGAGTATTGTTTGGGCCTTCTAAGTGTGAAAGTTTAACATTTATATTTGCGTTTTCAATGTTTATATCGCCGTCTATTCGGACTGGCAATGGATTGTCAAGAGTATAAGGATTTCCAAGCTCATCAACCGAAAAAGTTCGAAGCGCAACAGCACCTTCTGGCTCATATACAAAAGACAGTATATCAGCTGCAGGTGGTTTCTTTTTGTCTTGGTCAATTACTTTTATTGTAGATAGGGCTGCAGCCGTGTAAGCAGAAAGATTAGCTCTAGTGAGAAACTCACCAGTAGTTTTGATTGGCCCAACGATAATTTTAGTAGGAGATAAAACTCTTTTGATTTCGAGTTTGTTTAAAGTAGGAAGAGAAACGCCAGAGATAACGACTTCTTGCTTAACACGCATTCCTGCGACACTTGCAATTGTAATAACTCCATCGGCACCACCATCTGCAATAAATGCGACAGGACCTATGGAATCCCATGATCGTTCTAAAGCCATACCCATCCTCAAACAGTCGACCCTTCGACTGTGTTACATTGCTTTTACTTACCGAATTTTTCGAATAAGAAGGCAGCTATGCTTGCCAATGCTGTAACTACCGCACTGATAGTTATAATGTTATTTTTTACCCATTCTTTAGCTTTAACAGGTTCTTCTAGCTTATCCAAGCGAGCTGCACTTTCCTCAATTTGTTCTGCATTCTTAGCGATTGCATTTTCATTGTCTTTGTGTAGCTCTTGAAGTAAATCTGTACGTCTAATATGATGAGCAATGTCGTCAGTATTTCTACTGACTGTGGTTTTAAGTTCCTTTAAGTCACCTTCGACATTATCGAGAAGTGTGCTTTGCTTGGCTAACTCAATTCCGTGTTTTTTCTGGTCTTCTCGAACTTCCTTAAGAAGCTCGAATACAATTTTTAAATCCACGTTTGGCACCTTCACTCCCTTCTATAGGGAAAACTCCCTAGAAATTAAGGGAGATTAACCGCTCCACCCTCATCTTGTGCTCCGGCTTCGTCTGAAGCATGAGTGCCCATGTAGGTGATTTGGACTCGTGAAGTAGCTTTGGCGTTTGCGCCAGTAGAATAATTGATTGGAATGCAGTTTTGAACGATCATAACAGGAGGATCATTTGCTTGACCTTGTCTGTCAATCATCGCTAAAGTGATAGTTTCAAGATTCAAAAGATCTTGCAACTTAGGCATTTTAGGAAGAATGTGTCCACCGTTGCCAATGATTCGGAAACCCGAACAGTTGGCTGTAACAGCTTCGTATGATGTTTGTGTGATTTCAGCAGGGCTGTAACGACCCAAAATATGGATTGCTTCAGCACCGATGTTAACTGCATATGTACATGAATCAAAGATGCCGACAAGTACGTTGTCGACATAAACTTTTGCTCTTGCGCCTGTAAAAACTTTTGCTTTTGCCATTTTCTATATCTCC